CGAGCAGCACCGCCCGGCCCGGCCCATTTCCAGAACCCTCTGCCCCGACGGCACGACGGTCCTTGAGGTAGGCGACACGGTGATGATCCTCTCGCCGCGCGAGTCGCGCATGATCGGCGAGCTGATGGCCGGCAGCAGTCAGCAGTACGCCGCGATTGAGATCGGGCACGAGGCCGCACGCCTCAACGCGGTGCTGGCCGCGCAAATCAGCGAAGTCCGCCGTGAAGTGGCGCGCATAGGGCTCAGGGCAGAAGACGACGCCCCTCTGTAGGGCTGGACTGCCCAGCTCCCGCTGAAGAGCATGCCGGGCATGACTCGAGACGACGACAACCCCACACCGAACGTCCAAGGCGCGAAGCCAGGCCGCAAGGCCCCGCCCGACTGGGAGCGCATCGAATTCGACTATCGCGTCGGACTGAAAACGCTGCGACAGATTGCCGATGAGAACGGCATTTCACACGGTGCCATCAACAAGCGCGCAAAGCGCGACGGATGGGAGCGCGATCTGTCCGCGAAGATTCAGTCCAAAGCGGATGCGCTGGTATCCAAGGCCGAGGTATCCAGCCGGGTATCCACGGAAACGCTGGTTACCGAGCGCGAGGTGATTGACGCCAACGCCCAGGCGATCGTCCAGGTGCGGATGACGCACCGCAAGGACATCGCTCGGTCGCGGAACATCGTCATGGCGATGATGGTCGAGCTCGAGGCCTCGTGCGGCGCCGAGAATGCCGAGTTGCTGGCGAGCCTGGGCGACATGATGCGATCGCCCGACGAATACGGCCGCGACAAGCTCAACGACCTGTACCAGGCCGTCGTATCGCTCCCCGGCCGCGCGAAGACCATGAAGGATTTGGCCGCCTCGCTCGTGAGCCTGATCGACAAGGAGCGCGACGCCTTCAACATCGGAGCGAAGACACCTAACGGCGATGACGGCGCAGGATCTGGAGCTAGTCTGCGTGACCTGACCGACGCCGAGCGCGCCGTCCGCCTTTCGCGGCTGCTGGGCTCGAACCCAGAGATCGCCGCCGCGCTCATCAAGCGAGTGGCCGGCAATGTCTGAAGTCGTCGCACTCGACACAGCCGCTATGCTTGAGCTCGTGAAGCAGCTCGACCCGGCCGCGCGTGCAGAGCTCGACGCGATCCTGCTGTCCGGCGATGCCCCGGTCTGGGTGCCGCAGGATGGGCCGCAGCGACAGGCATACGAGTCCGAGGCGGACATCGTTTTCTACGGCGGCGCCGCCGGTGGCGGAAAGACCGATCTGCTGCTTGGCTTGACGCTGACGTCGCAGCAGCACTCGATCATCTTCCGCCGCGAGGCCGTGCAGCTTGTCGGCATCGAAGAGCGCATGACCGCGATCCTGCGCACGCGAAAGGGCTACAACAGCCAGGACGGCGTCTGGCGCTTGCCCGGCGGTCGCGTGATGGAGCTCGGCAGTGTCAAGGAGCCCGGCGACTGGATCAAGTACCAGGGCCGTGCGCACGACGCCAAGCTCTTCGATGAGATCTGTCACTTCACCGAAGCCCAATTCCGCACGTTGATCGGCTGGCTGCGGACCGATCGGCCGGACATCCGCCAGCGCGTGGTCTGCGCCGGCAATCCGCCGACGACTGCGGAGGGCGAGTGGGTGAAACGGTACTGGGCTGCGTGGCTCGAGCCCACGCACCCGAACCCGGCTAAGCCCGGCGAGCTGCGCTGGTACGTGACCAACGAGAAGGGCGAGGACGAGGAAGTGCCTGGGCCGGAGCTCGTGAAGGTCGGTGACGACATGGTCAGGCCCAAGAGCCGCACGTTCATCCCGTCGTCGGTGAATGACAACCTGTTCCTGCTCTCGACCGGGTACAAGGCCACGCTGCAGGCGCTGCCCGAGCCCTTGCGCTCGCAGATGCTGCGTGGCGACTTCAATGCGGGCGCGTCCGACCCTGCGTGGCAAGCCATCCCGACGGAGTGGATCAAGGCCGCGCAGGCCCGATGGAAGGCCAGGGATGCGAAGGGCACCATGACCGCAATGGGGTTCGACCCTGCACGCGGCGGCATCGACAAGTCGTCTGTCGCGCGCCGGCATGGCAACTGGTTTGATGAGCTCGTGACGGCTCCCGGCGCGGTTACGAAGGACGGCCCGACCGCCGCGGGCTTTGCCGTGCCATTGGTTCGCGATGGAGCCTGTATCTGCGTCGACGCCATCGGAATCGGCTCGAGCGCGCTGGACTTCCTGATCGTGCTCAACCTCAACGTGCTCGCGGTCGTCGGCTCCGAGGCCTCTGCGATGACCACCCGGGCCGGCAATCTGCGCATGCGCAACCGGCGCGCCGAGATGTACTGGCGACTGCGCGAGGCGCTGGACCCCTCTGCGCCTGACCCGATCGCCTTGCCGCCTGACCCCGAACTTCTCGCTGACCTTGCGGCCGTCCGCTACAAGGTCGTGACCATGGGAAAGGTCGCTGCCATCCAGATGCGAGACAAGGACGAGATCCGCGAGGCGCTGGGCCGTAGCCCGGACAAGGGCGACGCCATCGCGATGACTTTCGTCGATGGAATTCCGCCGCCCAATATGGGCAGCAAGCGTCAATACGAGGAGGCGGACGCCCCCGACTGGCGTCTGTGAGCACACCAATGGACATGGACCACACCATGCAAGAGCAGCACGACCCCGAGGCCATCACCCATGCCGAGTACGCGGAAATCTTCGAGGAGATCGAAGAGCAACCGAAGTGGCGCGCGACGGCGGACAAGGAATGCGACTACGCCGATGGCAACCAGCTTGACGGCGAGCTGCTGAGCAAACAGCGCGAGCTGGGCATTCCGCCGGCTGTCGAGAACCTGATCGGACCCTCATTGCTGTCGATCCAGGGCTACGAGGCCATCACGCGCACGGACTGGCGGGTAACGCCCAACGGGCAGCCGGAAGGGCAGGATGTCGCCGACGCCCTGAGTTTCAAGCTCAACGAGGCCGAGCGACACAGCAAGGCTGACGAGGCCTGCAGCGAAGCGTTCCGGCCGCAGATCACCTGCGGGCTGGGCTGGGTGGAGGTCAAGCGCGAATCGGACCCCTTCCGCTACCCATATCGCTGCCTCGCCATCCATCGCAACGAGATCCATTGGGACATGAACGCGGTGGAGCCGGACCTATCCGATGCGCGCTGGCTGCGTCGGCAACGCTGGATGACGCCGGATCGCGTGATGCGCGCCTTCCCGCAGCACGCCGAGCTCATCAAGGCCTGCGGCAAGCACGGCCCGTCATGGTGGGCTGAGGGCGTACTCGAGCTCGACGGCGGATCGAGCACCGGGCTGCGGAATGCGTGGGACGAGGCGCGCGCCTGGACGATGCAGGAAGACCGCTGGTTCAATCCCTCGTCCAAGGAGATCTGCATCGCCGAGCTCTGGTATCGGCGATGGGTGACGGCCACGATCATCAAGACGCCTGACGGTCGCGTGGTCGAGTACGACGAGAACAACCAACGCCACGTCCTTGCCGTCGCGCAGGGCATGGCCGACGTCGAGCGGGCGATCGTGACCCGCGTTCGCAGGGCGTTCTGGCTGGGGCCGCATCTGCTGCACGATGGCCCGACGCCATACCCGCACCGGCACTTTCCCTATGTGCCGTTCTTCGGCTTCCGGGAAGACACCACCCGCGTGCCGTTCGGCTACGTGCGGTCCATGAAGTACGCGCAGGACTCGCTCAATTCCGGCATCAGCAAACTGCGCTGGGGCATGAGCGTGACGCGCGTCGAGCGCACCAAGGGCGCCGTCGACATGACCGACGCCCAGCTCCGCCGGCAGGTGGCCCGGCCCGACGCTGACATCGTGCTCAACGCGCAGCACATGGCGACGCCTGGATCTCGATTCGAGGTCAAGCGCGACTATCAACTGACGGACCAGCACTACCAGATGCTGCAGGACAACCGCGCGGCGATCGAGCGCGTATCGAGCGTGACCGCCGGATTCATGGGCAAACAGGGCACGGCCAAGTCGGGCGTCCAGGAGCAAACCCAGGTCGAGCAGAGTAACCAGTCGCTCGGCAAGATCATGAGCAGCTTCCGGGCGGCCCGAACCCAAGTCGGCGAACTGCTGCTGAGCCTGATCGTGCAGGACATCGGCAGCAAGCGGACGGCCGTCGTGATCGAGGGTGACGCCATCACGCCCGATCGCACCGTCGTGCTCAATGCGCCCGAGGCGGACCCGCAAACCGGCCTGACCTACCTCTCCAACGATCTGCTGCGCACCCGCCTGCAGGTAGGCCTTGAGGACGTGCCGACCAGCAACACCTACCGCGGCCAGCAGCTCAATGCGCTGTCCGAGGCCGTCAAGAGCCTTCCCGGCCAGTACCAAGCCGCCGCAATGCCGTTCCTCGCCTCGCTCATGGATGTGCCGTTCAAGCGCCCACTCATCGAGGCGCTGCGCAAGGCCGGCGAGCAGGAATCGCCCGAGGCGGTCGAAAAGCGCGTGCGCCAGGAAATCGCGAACGAGCTCAAGATGCGCGAGCTCGATCTCAAGGAGCGTCGCGGGAATAGCGAGATCATGGAGATCGAGGCGCGCGCTGTGCAGATCGGCGTGCAGGCTGCATTCTCCGCGATGCAGGGTGGCGCCCAGGTGGCTCAGATGCCCATGATTGCCCCGATCGCCGACGCGATCATGCAGGGCGCCGGATACCGCCGGCCGAATCCGATGGGGGATGACCCAAATTTCCCGCAACCCGTGGCACCGCTGCCGCCCGCCCCTGGTGCCGGTGGCGGCGTCGCGCAGAACACGAGCCCCACCTTCCCGCCGCTGCCTGACGACGGCGGCTCGCCGATGCGCGGTATCGAGACCGCGCGCACGTCAGACAACATGCCAACCTGACCAACAACCCCTCGCAGATCACCAGGGCCCGCCTCGAGCGGGCTTTTTTGCGCCCGCATTTCCCGAAGGGCTTCCCGCCACTTTCCCGCAGGGCACAAGCCTTACCCCCTGTAGGGCTGGAGTCTCCTGACTGTGCTCTCGACACTCGCGCCAAGCCGAGCCACGGCGACACGCGGGAAACCGCACTGCTGAACCCCATTGCGGCCACGGCGATATGTGGCGGGACAGGCGAATGAGTGAACAAGCACAAAACGAGTACATCGCGTCGCTGAATGGCGAGCTGACGGCCGAGCAGGCTGCGCAGCTCCTGGAAATGATCGGCAACGAGGGCGATACCGGCACGACCACGCCGGACACATCGACGCAGCCCGGCGTCGATACCGACACCCAGACCACGAGCGACGACGGCGAGCAACCCGCGGCAGAAACGCAGCAGGCCAATACGGGCGAGCCCGATCCGGCCGGCGCGGTCATCCTTGCGCGGGACGGAAAGCACACCATCCCCTACGAGAAGCTGGCTGCATCGCGCGCTGCTGAACAGCACTGGCGCGGAGTGGCGCAGGAGGCCGAGCGAAAGCTCGCCGAACTGCAAGCCAACGCCAGCGCGCGCGCCGAAGCCGGCGAAGCGCCGACGAAAGCCGACAACCAGCTCGCAGCCGCTCAGGCGGCCATGGATGCGGGCGCTGATCCGGCGATCTTCGGCGACTTCTCCGAAGAGGATCTCGCAAAGGGCATCAATACGCTCATCGACCAGCGCGTCGCGGCTTCGGTCGCGAAGGCGCTGGAGCCGCTGCGGCAGAAGGATGCGGTGGACGCGACCGCGGCGCACTACCGGGCGATTTACGACAAGCACCCCGACGCCGACTCCATTGCGGAAAGCAAGGAGCTCGCGGACTGGATCGCATCGAAACCGTCCTTCATGCGCCCGTCGCTGGAATCCGTGCTTGACGCCGGAACCTCCGCCCAGGTGATCGAGTTCTTCGACACCTTCAAGCAGGAATCCGGGATGACGCGTTCAACCGCAGCCCCCGAGGCGGGGCAGGGCGACGCCCTGCGGTCCGCCCGGGAGGCTGCAAACAAGGCCATCCAATCCGCCGCGCCCAAGGTGCCGGCCAGCCTGTCGGACTTCCCCGGCGGGCGTGCCGCAGGCCTCACGCGCGAGGAGCAGTTGGCCCAGCTCAACGGAATGGAACTGCTCGACGCCATGCAGTCCGGAAACATGACCCCGGAACAGATCGAGCGGTTCTTGAACAACCTCTAAGGAGTAGCTCGAATGACTACTAAGACTGCGGCTCGCTTCGGCGATCCGACCAACATGGTGCAGCAGGCTGTGGGGCTCTTTGCTACCCACATGCAGCGCAACAGCACCATGAACCGCCTCGCCGGAAAGATGCAGACGGGCGAAGCGGGCGCTGAGGCCACCCTGCGCAAGCAGACGACCCAGCACATGCCCATCGTGCGCTGCCAGGATCTCTCCAAGGGCAAGGGCGACGAGGTGGAGTTCCACCTGCTGAACCCGGTTGGCGCCAAGCCGATCATGGGCAGCAAGTATGCCGAAGGTCGCGGCACCGGCATGTCGATCACCGAGGACCGGCTGCGCGTCAATCAGGCGCGTTTTCCACTGGACCTGGGCGACGCCATGACCGCGCTGCGCAGCCCGGTGGAATTCCGCAAGCTCGGCCGCCCCGTCGCGCAGAACCTGATGGACCGCTACGTCGACCAGTCCCTGCTTACGCATATGTGCGGCGCCCGCGGCTACCACAACAATATCGAATGGGTGGTGCCAACCACGGCCGACCCCGAGTTCGATGAAATCATGGTGAACCCGGTCCAGGCGCCAACCAAGAACCGCCACTACCTCGCCGACGGCGATGCGGTGAAGCTGTTCGCGGTGAATGGCGGCGAGGTGGACATCACCACGGCCGACTACTACACCATGGACACGGTCGACAGCATGCGCACGGTGCTCGACCAGATTGCGCTGCCCCCGCCGATCGTCAAGTTCGAGGGTGACAAGGCCGCCGACGACTCGCCGCTGCGCGTGTGGATGATGTCACCTGCGCAGTACAACAAGTTCGCTGCCGACCCTGCGTTCCGTCAGTTCCAGGCATCCTCGCTGGCGCGCGCGAGCCAAGCCGGCCAGCACCCGATTTTCTTGGGTGAGGCGGGCCTGTGGAACGGTTTCCTGCTCATCAAGATGCCGCGCCCGATTCGCTTCTACGCAGGCGACACGGTGAAGTATTGCGCCGCCTACGACTCGGACGCTGAATCCAGCGTGCTGGTGCCGGCCTCGTTCAGCACCACCCACGCCATCGATCGCTCGGTCATCTTGGGCGGGCAGGCCGTGGCGGAGGCGCTTGCGTCGTCCGACAAAGCCAAGATCCCGTTCTTCTGGAGCGAAAAGGAGCTCGACCACGGCGACAAGGTCGAGCTTCTGATCGGTGCGATTCGCGGCGTCTCCAAGATCCGCTTCGAGGTCAATACCGGCAGCGGCAAGGAGTTCACCGACTACGGCGTGACCGTGATCGACACCGCGGTGCCGACCATCGGCCCCCGCAACTGATAGGAGGATAGCGTCATGGCTACCGTTACCATCAACCAGCATCACAAGCGTCAGTTCGGCGGGTTTTCGCCCTTCGGCAACCTCAGCACGTTGCCGTTCGAGCTCAAGACCAACGCCACCGGCGCGGCGATCGGCTCCAACTCTTCGGCGGCGATCGCCTCCGGCGACGTCGTGGATCTCGGGCCGCTGCCGGCCGGCATGCGCCTGGACGACGCGATGATCCTCGTGCTCGTCGCGATGACCGCCCTCGTTACCGGAAGCCTTGGCTTCAAGTACGAGGACGGCGTGGATAGCACCGAGGTGCCCCAGGACGCCGCGTACTTCGGTGCCGGCCTCGTCCTCAACACCACCGGCCGCCTGCGCGCCGCGACTGCGAAGCTCGTGACGCTGCCCAAGCCCGCCCGACTCATCCTGACCACGGCCGGCGCCGCCAACGCCAAGGCCAGCGACGTCCGGGTGCTGGTCACTGGCGAGCTCACCGGCTCGAAGTAAGCGAAGCTCCACGGGGCGGGCGGGATGACCGCTCGCCCCGCAATCCATCGAGGACGACATGAAGAACGAACTCATCGCTCGCGTTGCGCACGAAATCAATCGGGCCTACTGCGCCTCGTTGGGCGACAACTCGCAACCCGAATGGGAAAGCGCCCCGGAGTGGCAGCGCGCCAGTGCGCTGGCCGGCGTGCAGATGCACCTGCAGAACCCCGACGCCACCCCCGAGCAGTCGCACGAGTCCTGGTTCGCCGACAAGCTGGCCCACGGCTGGAAGTACGGGCCGGTCAAGGACGCAGAGAAGAAGGAGCACCCCTGCTGCGTGCCCTATGCGGAGCTCCCGCCCGAGCAAAAGGCGAAGGACTACCTTTTCCGCGCCACCGTGCATGCACTCAAGAACATCCCCGACGCCGATGATGCCGTCGCCGCCGCCACGATCGCCGCCGTCCGCGCGACTCAGCCCGCCCAGGCCACGCCTGACGCCGTCGCGGTGCATTACATCGGCCGCCGCCCCCGCTGGCACGACACCATCTACCGCACCGGCCTGTACTTCGATGCCGGTCAAGTCCGCGCCGTGCCGCTCGAGATTGCTCGCAAGCTGCTCCGCCACCAGGATCTGTTCGCCGAGCTGCAGCAGACCGACGACGACCCCCCGCGTTACGACCAGCATTATCTGGACGACGTCGAGCGTGAGGACGACGACACCGCCGAGCTGCTCGAGAAAGGCAAGGACAAGGCCGACAAGGTCGAGCAATCCCTGACCGAGATCCAGGCGCTGTACGACCAGATCGACCGCATGGACAAGCCCGGCCTGCTGCACTTCGCCAAGACGCAGTACAAGCAGGATCTGGACGCCCGCCGCTCGGTCGCCAGCCTGCGCGCCGAGACGAAGTCCATGATCGACCGCTTCGGCGTGGTGTGACATGAATCTCCGCGAGCTGATTCACCGCGTTCGCGTCCTGAGCGACGATCTGAACACGCCCTATCTCGCGCACGACGAGGACATCCGGGATCGGCTCAACGAGGCGGAGACAGAGGCCGCCATCCGTGGCCGGATTCTCCGCGTCACCGCGGAGATCAACCCGGCGCTGTGCGAGATCGACGCCAGCGCCGGCGAGGCCGTCCACGTACTGCACCCGGCGCTGTACGAGATCAGTCACCAGTCCTGGCGGAAGGCCGGGGAGACGCGCCGCGAGCCGCTCCGGCTGGTTTCGCGCGAGTGGATCGACGGCGCCATCCCGGACTGGCGAAACCTGGACTCGGCCCAGCCCGAGTTCCTTGTTCGCGACGAGGGTATGGTTCAGCTCGTGCCTGCGCCCGACGCCGCGGGCACGATCCTGCTGGAAGGCTACCGCCTGCCGCTTTCGCCAATGGTGGATGACGGCGACGAGCCCGATATTCCGCCAGTCCATCACGTCCACCTGTGCCAGTGGGCGCTGTACCTGGGCTACTCGGTCCCGGATGCGGATCTGCACAACCCTGGCGCTGCTGCGGCGGCCGAGGCCGAATTCAGGCGCTACTTCGGTGCGCGCCCCGACTCGGATCTGCGCCGCTCGACCCGAGACGACGAAACCCAGCACGTCGCGGCCTACTGGCCGTAGCCCCCTGTAGGGCTGGCTGCACCGAGCTAGCGCCGCAAGACTGCGCGCAATACGCACGACAGCCGACGCCATGCCGAAACTCACCGCAGACATCAAGCCCAGCCAAACCATCACGATCGGCG